AAAAGGCTATTTTATTATAAATCTTTAGAATAGGATTTTTGTTCTTATTATTTAGATTAACTTTTTAACTAAAATAATATATTAATAAAATAATATTTTATTGTGTTTTAAAGATAAATTATTTTGTTGATATTAATATATAGATGTTTACGCTAAATCCTTATACCAATAGAAAAATATTAGTGGGTGGTAAGACTTTCAATAAAATATTTGCGCAATCAAAGCAAAAGGCTGGTGGAAAACGTAATATGTCAAGCAGTTCTGTAAATAATAAAATAACTTATGGAGGAGTTATTAACTTAAGTAAAAAAGCTAATTCCTATTTAAGTGTAAGTGAAATCGATGAAATGTTAGATAAAGTTCCCCAATTCGATTTATTGAAATGGGTATCTGGTGATGACCAAAGACTGAACGAATTAGTAAATTCTGCGGTTGCTAATGGCATAGTCATACCTCCTCCACCTATGACTGAAGAGGAAGAACGAGAATGGCTTGAGCAATCATTCGTTGATGATGAAGACGAAGATGATGAGCTTGGTCCGATTTATCATGCTCGCCATAATCTAATGGTCCAAAACGAAAAACAACGAGCTTTACGCTGGCTCGATACATATGAACGTTACTTGGCGCAACAGCAATAGAGAAGTAACGTTAACAACGTTGTTAACGAGATTGCAGGACTATTACTAAGCCTGTAAAATTATCAAAAATGATTAGATATTTCATTTATTTTTATTATTCATATAATAGATGAATCGATTTATTCCAAAATGGTACGAGAAAAATGGTATGAAAAATTGGGGAAAGTGTATAGCAGCTGGATCAGCATTTTCAATAGCATTATCTTTATGTCCACATAGTGATTCATCACTCTGGTTTTCTCAATATGAATGGAATTGTAAAATTAAAGACTATCCCGAAATTCAATCGAATAAATTATTACATCAAATATATTATAATGCTCTTAAAGGCGCACCAGTAGGACTTGTGTATGGTAGTGTGTGTACAGTCTTACCAGCTAAACCATTTATATATGGTTTTTCATTTATATTCATATTGATTGATCATTTTGCGAGTCATGGTGGTGATTAAATCTTTATATTTGCGAATTAAATGCGCAACAGCAATAGAGAGCTTACCAATGTTGTTTTAGTCCTTCCAACGTTGCTTCTTTACTTAATCTATTATAAATTGCAGGACTATTAACTCCTGAACTAAGCTCAGCAATTATCGAAGGAACTATTTGATATGCTTTGATAATTCCTTTACAGATTAAATATCTTTTATAACTGTCATCTGGTCTAGATATTGGATAGACATTGTGTTTAAGTGTATAAGCGGCGGCCTTATTAATAATATAAGCATAGTTTGAATATACGCCAGTCTCGGATAATACTAACGAGAATTTGCTTGGGTCTCTAATAGCTAAATTTTGATTGTTGTTGTTACTATTATCGCCGCAAAATATAATAATGGGAGTCTCAGACATTAATAAGTCATATATAGAGTGTAAGACTTTCTTAAGAATATCTAGCATATTTGGAATGAAAATAATATCATCTTCACAGATAAAAGCTATTTTATCATTGTGTTTGAGTAGTCTTTTATAGCTTCTTAAATGCGACATTGAAATAGCTATTTCAACTTCTCGTAATAATCGAGAATAATGATTATTGCATACATCTGCAATACAATAACATCTAGGTAATATTTTATTATTAATTACTTTCTTAGGATTATTTTTAATCTTTTTGAAGAGACTATCTTTCGGAGAGAAAGCTGTTACAAATGATAATGACAGTGTATCATTATCTTTCAAAAGATTAAAAGAATCTAAAAAGTTCTTCTTTCTTAGAGTAGATGCAGGCAGATTAATACAATAAATTTTTAAAGAATTGATAATTCCAATTATTCTGCTATCTATTATGTCCCAATCTTCTTCATATTGTTCATTTTCCTGACTTTCTTTATTATATATAATTGTGCATTGCTGCTGTTTTTCTTCTATAATATGGTATGTTTCCTCTATAATACTATTACAGTGCTGATCTTCCTCTATGATATCAGTTTTTTCTTCATTTATATTCTGTTTCTCTCTTATATCGCACTTTTCCTGAACTATAGTACAAGATTCTTGTTTTTTTATTGTATTTTCTGGGAAAAATACTATATTGTTCATTAACATAATATAATGAATATAATTAATATTCAAAAGCAATCACAAAAAATGATTAATATTCGTTATATATTTTAAATAATATTTAGGTATAATAATAGGATAATATGTCAATGAATGATGACAGATTGAATGATTGTATATGTAAATTAAAGATTCTCTCAAAGTTGGAGCCACGAGAGAAGATTATAATACATGAAAGGACGATTGAAATTGTGGATTATACTACTTATAATTTTGCAAGATTGAAGAAGGCCGTAAAATTTGCGGATAAATGGCATATGTTACCTAAATTAGAGGCAATGTATCATGATATTGATTCAATAGTTGATAATTTGGTGAATAATCCTCCAAATAGGACACCAGAACAGGATATATTATTCGCTTTAGATCGATTAAGACATGATTTAAATGGTAGTTTACAAGGTTTATACAATCTTATAGTGACATATGATAGTGATAAATCGGCCGTTGCACGTTTAGAAACATTATATGAGAAAGTTAAGATTTTAAGTCAGACAATTAATAAGTATTTTGATAATAAAGATGTAGAAATAGATAGACGTAATTATGGTGTTGAGAATGTTTATGAAGAATCAAATAAGGTAAAACAAATTAATGAATTCGATCCAAACAAGCCAGAATTACAGATAAAGGCGCCCAGGAATGTACCATCAACAATGCCACAAGTTTTGTCACAAGGACCAACTAATCAACAGCAATCAGCTAATATTCAAGACATAAGTAGACAAAGATTATCAAGTAGTAATAGTCAATCGAGTGTACTAAAATCTCCAAACTTAATATTGAATGATAATGATAGTGATATTGATGATACATTTTCGAGCGAATCACCAATACAGGATCAAGAAAGTATAGATTTAAGGAAGAGTAAAGATAGTGTTATATCAATTAATGATTCACAGGCTTTACAGAGAATACAGAGTACTAATTCACAAAATAGTGAAAAGAATGCACAGAATTCACAGAATGTACAAGCTGTACAAGCTGCACAAGCTGCACAAACCATACATAATTTAAATAATCTACAGACTTTACAGAATATATTGAATGAACAAAAACTAAAGAATACAAGGAATGTTCAGAGTGTGCAGAGTAATGGGAAAAAGAATAATAAGAGAAATAGGAGGAGATGATGCTGCATCTTTTTAGTGAAAGAATTATTGACTTTGTAGGATATCTTGTATATGTTTCATTAATATTTTACGATTATTGTGTGTAACATGATAGAAGTATTTTTCGTTATTAGGACAACTATACCATCTATAAACGAACTTTTTATCAGAATTCATACCACCATAACTCATGACTTGCGAATTAACATCTAATTTAAATCTGCAACCAGTCTTAAGTTGTTCATAAATTTCTTTAAGTGTATCGTGACTCCAGGTAACGCAACCAGTTGTAAAATCTCCGTACATTAAATTTAATATATTTAATTAGGTTATTTTTATCTATTCTTAAAAATTGAATTATTAATATTTAATATTAATATTAATATTAATATTAATATTAATATTAATATTAATTTGTTATATTAATTAGACTACATTAAATGACTGACAAAGAAGAAATAACAGTTTGCAAACTTCGTAAAAAGACGAGTGTTTATGATTTATTCTTAAAAAGTTTTACATATTTCGTTTTAGTAAATGCAGTAGTGTTAACTCTTGCTAAAATTTACGCAAAGATTTTTGGGAATCCACTCATGGTATTTTTTATAGTTGGAAACAGTGCAGCTTCCTTAGCAACATACTACAAACTTAGAATGAGTCTAGACTCTAACTATAAACCAGATTGTAATTGTTATAATGAAAATGAAACATTCAGTGAGACGGCTATGAATGGTATCCTTACTGTGTTTAATCACAAAAAGGGAACACTCTTCTTTAATATACCAAATTCAGTATTTGGTATATTCTATTATTCTTTCCTTATAATTCTATATTCTGTGTATGGCGAATGTCTACTTATCAAAGTGTTGGTTAGTCTTAGTTGTCTAGGTAGTCTAGCGTTATGGTATATAATGGTTACCGAAGTGAGATCGATATGTATTCTATGTACTATTATACATGCTGTAAATTTCCTATCATTTTACAGTCTTATGTTTTAACTAACTTTTGTTTAAAGAATCTAACTAATCGCACAAAAGGTGGATCTAAAGGACGCTGGGTTCCATACAAGAAATAATGGGCACCATAGCGGATCATAATGTTTTTGTTATAATTGTCACCATTTATCATTGTAAGTAAATATTTACCATTCTTTGTGAGTGATAAAAAATTATTGTTTATCTGGTTAGAGCTTAAGGAATCGATAATTCTTAAAGTATCATTTAGAGAATCGAGTATTAGCTGTAAAAAATCAGAAATTAAAAGCATGATATTGGCATAATGATTATCTTGACCATCTTGTAACATCTGTGCAAATTGTGGATCATTTGCAAGAAATTTGATTGAATCGTAATCATGAAGGTGTAATGCTGTTAAGAATCTAGTATAAGCAGATTGAGATAATTCTTGATTTACGGATAGTTCAGAACTCTTTCCTGTTATTGTGGAGAAGATAGTATTGTCGCGAAAGATCATTTTAAAAGATACCTGAAATAAGGTAAAATCACTTTGAAAGGAAAGCCATTTGTCAGCATTACTCTCAGAATTTGCTACATCTAATTTCTTATGTGAAATTATCTTTGATAATGCGATACAATCATTAATTAGTTTTGAATGGTTTTCTGTATTCATTCTTCTTAATTTAAGGAATGAGGAACAAAAAATAAATTCAATTTTTACTTTTTAACTTAGTAAAAATTGATATAGTAATAATTTATTAATTTAAGTTCTTAAACTAGGTAGTAGCAATGTTGTTTAGAAATATTAAAAATAAAAAATTATATAAGGTTATCGGGAAGGCGCGATCAGTTGAAGAACCAGAGAAAGTGCAGGTAATTTACAAACAATTATATAAATCAAGACTGTTGCTGAAACCACAAAGTTATAGCAATATTATTCTTCCTTATGGAACAATATGGATTCGCGAAAGACAAGATTTTCGTGCTAAATTTATTAAGATTAAATAAGATTAAGTATTGCTATTTTTATCTATTTTTCGTCTTTGGTATGACTATACATTTTTCTACTTTCCATGTCACATCATCATCTGGTTCATAACAGTCAAACTGTAATAATTCTTTTTTAATTTCATCTCTGTTAAAATCTTGTTCAAAATACTCTCCAATATCTTTTAAAAGGATATTTCTTGCATCTTCAATTGATTCATATACTCCTAGAATCTTTGCGGATGCACTATATTTATCACTATAATATGCTAGATAAATGGCACTCATTTGCTTTTAAATGAAAAATAGAAAATAGAAAAAATATACTTTCTATCAATTTTTGAATAAAATTGATAGAAAGTCTTTATTGCATCTTCTATCTAAAAGGATATTGAAAGATGCAGCAAGTAAACTTAGATCAATTAGAGCAACAAGGCTATACCGTCGTTAAAGATGTATTGACTAAGGAGGAAGTTGATACATCTAGATCTTTATTTTGGGAATGGTTAGCATCTTTAGGCAGTGGTATTACCCCTGATAATCTTGAGTCTTGGTCGGATGAGAATTGGCCAGGTAATATTTATACGGGTCATATCAGCAATCATGGAATATCACAATCTGAGTTTGTCTGGTATGTTAGAGGCCGTCCTAAAGTTCGTGATGCTTTTATGAAGATTTGGACCAATAAAATCGATAAAAAAGCAAAGCTTGATAAAGGACTTATATGCTCGATGGATGCAGTAATATGTTGGCGTCCATGGTGGCTATGTGATTTCGAGGATTGGGAACCACAGGTAGAAGGACTTCATGTAGACCAGAATCCGCTTAATAAGCCAGGATTTCATTGTATACAAGGTATGATACCTTTATATGATGTAAATGAAATTTCTGGTGGTCTTCAAGTCGTACCTAATAGCCATACAGATAGGGTTCAGGAAGTACTAAAAGAGTTGGGTCCGATAAGCTCTCACTTAATGTTAAGTATGATTGGTGATTATTGGCAACTTCATTCAAAAGACTCAAGGGTACTTGAATTGAGTCAATATAAAAGACTCGTTCAGGCCAAGGCAGGATCCCTTATATTATGGGATTCAAGATTGATTCATGGTGGTCTTATCGGAAAAGGTATGCCATACGTGAAATCAGGTTCTGCACCTTCTCAAACTGCTGACTTGCTGAGATTAGCAGTACCAATCTGCATGATGCCTCGTGATGGTGTATCAGAAGAAGTATTAAGTGATAGGAGAGCTGCATATGAAAATAGATATACTATGACCCATTGGGCTAATGAGACAAATTATTTTAGGGGATCAGATTCACATGCTATAAACATTACAAAAGAACCACCATATTACAGATTATCAAATGATGAGTATGATTTATTATAGGTTAACTAATTGATTTAATGACATGTGATCTCAATAATATTTAGGTAACTTTCTTTCACTCTCCAATAACTCGTGGACCGTAACTTCGGGTAAAAGGCCATATTTGTCAGCTAGTCTGACACAATTTCCAAAACATCCTGAACAATTGCATCCTGGTATCCAGTCTGGTTTAATCATATCGTTGGTTATCTTTAAAGAGATATGTGGTTGCAGACGTGACCAAGTACGCAAATATCTGGCAAAAATTTCGGCTTCACTCATAAACAAAAGATATAATGCTAAAAAAGGACTAAAGATTGTTTGTTTAGTGGCTGATTTAATTTCTTTACTTTTAAAATTGGGTGGATTCCGGACATTTCTCTTATAAGGCCATATATCCAAAAATCGTCTAAAGAATGACAATTCATTAACATCATATCTAGTATTTAACAATTCTACTGCTCCTTCTTTAAACAGGTAACCCTCAAAAAGGTCACTAGGTACTATTGGTTGTTTGGTGTTATCGTCAACCATAGGTCTATATTCATCAAAAAGTCCGAATCTTTTTCCTTCATATGGCTTATTAGGATTGTGACTATCTTTATAATTTCGTAACCATCTATCTTGTCGAATTTTACTACCCCTAAAAGCTTTTCTTGGTATAGATTGATTTTCGAGCATCTTATATATTTTGATAAGTCTTAATATTTGAATGAATAACGAACAAATTTTAGCTAAATTTGCTAAAGGCTATTTTAAATTTACCAAAAAGGCTATTTTATAATTATACAAGTGAAACTAATATAATTATGATAATAGTGTTCTAGCTATTTGCTTTCATCGTAGCTTATGAATGATTAAAAAATTTGATTTATTTTTTTCCCTGTTTTCTTTGAGTGAAAACTAATAAAGATATGTCAACTATTGCGGTGATCCCTTTAAATCAAGGTATACGTCATAGTGATTATATAAATGATAATCAGTTGCAAAACATGGCAATTAAAAACTATTATAAGAATATCCATCTGTTTAATACAAACATTAGAGTTAACAAAGCTCTAGAAAGGGAAAAGGAAAAGGAAAGAGCGAAAGGACTTAAGATCTTTTATAATAGGGATACTGGAAAGATCGATTGTATTAACAGTAAGAAGAAGCTTTATATATGGCATTTGAAAGATTCAGCGAATTTAGGGGAGATGCTTGAAATAACTGCTCCAGATCATATTTATCATAAAAAGAGTCTGAATATATTTAAACTCAGAAAGACTCTTATAACTAGTTATAAGAAGAAAGAGAGTCAAGAAAGAATATATAATGATTTACATACCATACCTAATAATATCGTTAAGAATATATTGAAAACTACTAATATTGGTAATGACTTAGCTATGACTTTCTTCCAAATTATAAGTATAGGACATGTAGTATACCATTCAGAAAAGATGGAAGATGATAGCATTCGTTATTATCATATGTTATGTTGTTCTACGAAATATGAGGCTGATTTTAAGCATTACTGTAAGAAGAATTTATATTTACAAGGATTAGTTCTTACACAGAACGTGATAAAGACGGCATTCTTAGATTATTCAAAATCGAATATTAGTAATATTGAATTAACTGAGAGTATGATTGATAAATGTTATGTCTATGTTTATGATGAATTAAGAGATGGTAAGATTCGTCATATACATAATTATCTAAATACTCCTTATAGTTTTAATCTTGAACTTGATATAAATTCTGTAAATAATAGCATAGGCTGCAAAAAGAGAGCTATAACCGATTATTACATTAGAAGAATGCTGAGTGCAAGATTTGAAGAACGAGGTAAAAAATTTTTATCTGCTAGTACTAGTGCTAGTAATACTACTAGTGCTAGTAGTAGTTATACTACTTATAGAAATAATTCATATAGTAAAGAGTATTTTGATAATGTTTTTAGTGAGAAAAGTATTGATAGTTATGTTAATAGCTATTCATTAATGCGTGAATATGATGTACCAAATATTGCTAAAGATCGAGAAATGCAGTTTTTACTTCATTGTCGCAAAGCTGGTCTACCAATTAGATATAATAGATGGTATGCGCCTATAAGACAGGTTGCGCATAATAAGACGGTAATTAGTAATTTTCCGATATTTAATAAACTATTTGATATTAGGGATAATTTATTGTTTACGCATCATGAATGTTATGATGAGTTTTTGAAAGGATCTGATATATTTAAGAAGACTGCATTGAATATTTATGAATTTAATTCTTTAACACAGATACAGTGTCATACCATCATAACACAGGTATATCATAGTGTATTAGGTCATACAATTTATCTGCAATATCTGACAGTATATCGTAAGAATGGAAAGATTATCGATTATTATAGATGTGTAATTAAGAATGGAGGAGAGGCAGTTCCAACAATTCAAAATGCAATAAGTGATAAACGCTTTATGCTGCTTGGGTATAAAAAGACAAAATTAAGATCAGGTAAGGAAGCAATTGTCACACTCGATTTAACTGGTTCGGAATTAGTTATATACTCAAAGTATGAGGGTAAATGCCGCGCGAATCGAGTTATAGTCTTACGAATTCAAGAGTTAACAGTGTATGAGAATGTGGCAATTCTAGGTAAAGAATATGATGAATGTGTTTCTATACATGATTCTAATTATGTATATAAGACTGGTACCATGTGTGCAGTAGATAATTTCGATGATAATCATTTAAGGGATGTATGTACTGGTGGAATACATTTCTTCTTTAACGTAGCACTGGCATGCTCATATATGGCGGGTGGAAGCCATCAGCAATATATTTATGCAGTGAATGATAGTCTAACACCTTTAAAGGATTGTACGTTTGATAATACGGAGATGACGGATTTAGATGTAGCAATAGAGTTTTTTAAAAAGACGAGAGATTTTGGTCTTTTTAAGCATATAGGGTGTAAGGTGAGTATCGATAAGATTAATAATAAGTTAGTGATAGAAGATGGTTCGGCCTTCTTAGAAAAGAAATATAGTATAATGGATAATCAGCAAATAATGCGAATACTTGATTCAACTAATAATAAGGATGATGATAAGGAAGTTGATTGTAGTAATAGGTGTAACAAAGAGTGTAAGAATAAGCATTCAAGTATAAGGAAACAGAAAGAAAATAAGAGGGCAAAGGTTAATGTAAAGTTCTTGGATAAGCCGAAAGATGATATGCCAGATTTGATATTTACGCTTGATAATAAGGTGAGTAAACCGAAAATAATGTCTAACAGTAATGATAAGAGTACTAATGCTCAGAGTCTTACAAGTGCTCAGATTCTTACAAACTCTTATGGAAAGTTTGGATATATTTTTTGTGATTTGATCTAATAAGAGAATCCACATGTCTTGTTTAAAAGACTTATATAACATTATGCAAAGGAAAAATAAAAATCTCTAGGGAGCGCAGCAAACCTCTTTAGTTTGACAATCCCTAGTCTATCGACCGAAAGGAGTAAACTAAAGAGACTAAAGCCCCATAGGTCTCTTTAGTCTCTTTAGTCTCTTCAGTTTTTAAAAAGGCTACATGCGCTCAACATTGGTCTGATCAAAAAAGGAAAAATCTGTTTTGCCACACTCGTCATCGATGTATTTCTGTATTTTGTGATGTATTTTGGCAAGCCTTCCAAGTGCGTAGGTTTTGCCGACCTCATTGCCATCATATTTCCATTCTGTTTGCTCCATTTCATATGCTTTAGTAATCCAATTTTCTTTACCAACTCGTACATGAAGATGAATGTCAATAGCGGGCTTATTAGAATCAGATACAGAATCAGATTCAGAATCTGATTCAGATTCTGAACCATTTCCATCAACGTCGTACCACGAAAGATAATGCATAAAGTAAGCACCATTTGAATCTTTCTTTGCCTTGCTTTCAGACACACAGTCTGCGTAAATCGTTAAGATGCGCAAAAAATTGTCTGAAATTTCTGCCATTTAAAAGTCAAATTGCTTTTCAGACAGCAAAATAATCTTGGTATTTGTGACAAAAAATAAATTGAAAATCATTTTTTTAAGTATTTCCTTGATAGTATATCTATTAAGAACAGCAGAATTTAGATGAATGAGTTTGAAAAGATAGTAGACAAGTGGCTATCTAAAATAAAGGGTAAATATTTATTTTTTAGTGATGATAGAGTAGTATCAGATTTTAGAGCTATCGCATATAAAGCTTATAACTATAGTGGATCTATTCCAGATTATGGTAAGATGTATGATTTAATATATGAAAAATATAGTATGGATTCAGAAATAATGGATGAATGGATATCATTCTACAAAGAATGTCTCGATGATTCAGATTCTGAAACAGAATGATCAAGTTAAGCTTTTAAAAATATTACAATCTTTGTTACCATGGGATATATTTACCCTTTTCTCGTCCACATGTTGTACATTTTTCCCATTCTCTCTTATCTGGGCCATAACCACTTTGGTGTTCGGTAACATTCTTGTGTCTACAGACTTTCAGTAGCATATTCTTAACATTATCTATCTCTCTTTCTAAGATCTGTTTCGTATCATTCAAACCATTTAATCTATTCGTATAGAATGATTCATCGGGTGTTATATTGAAACTCCCAAAACTCATAATATAATTATCTATAATTTGTATGTTAGTAAGAAAAATAAAATATTTCATTTTTTTAAAGATTTTTTGTGAAATGATAAGATGCTGATGATAAGCATGTATTCGATGAAGATGCAATTAGAGGTGCGGGAAAAATTGAATTTACCCAACATATTGTTAATTTTTATTATAAATACATCATCATGAGTAGAACATCGTTTCTCAACTTAATTGAAGATATGAAAGACAACCTGACATCTGATCAGTATATGAAACTTTTGAATGAAACTCAGAAGCTTAAAGATGAGGACAGTAGTAGCTTGCATGTTCAAGTTTTATATCCAAAATGTATACCAATAGGTGATGATTTAGGTATTGAATTAAAACTTGATTTTGATAATTTTGGCTTTTGTGTATATAAATCCAAAGTTAGTTCAAATACATGGAATGCTTGGTATAGTTTACGTAATCAGAAGAAAGTTTTGAAATGTATTAATTTTTTAACGGAATATTTTCCAGAAGATGCAAATTGTTTTTATACAGATTGGTTTGATAACCCATCATATAATTGTAAGCATGTATCATATGTTTGCGAGCATGAAGATTATGATGTAACTAGTTCAAAAGATGGAAGTCCAATGAACTACTTTATACTAAAAACATATCCTGCAGTTCAAGCAGTATTAGTATCTGTAGATGTAATTGGTGATAGTTGTATTGAGAGAATTATGTAAAGCTAATTCAATAGGTAGAAGACCAATTGATTGACTATCAACTTTATCAAAAAAATTAAATATTATTCTTTGCTTTTTGTGTAAAAAATTGATCGATATTTTAATGGTTACACCATATATAATTTTTTATAAATGATTTCACAGAAAGCGATTAAGCCAGTCCTTAAGAAACCAATTCCACAGAACACAAGAGGAATAGAACAGGAAGTAGAACGAAAGCAAGAAGCAAAGCTTGGAGAAAAAGGCTTGGCGCAAAAAGTTGAAATGGAGACAATAAAGGATGATGTTGTAAACCAGACAGCAAAGAAAAATGAGGAACTGCTATTAACAGTTAATAGAGTGTCAAAAAGGAAATTAACTGATGAAATAGCGATGCAAGTTGTTGAAGATGTATTTTATGATATGATAGGTGATAACACCTTAATAGCAACGAAATATAATATTAAAACAAGTATGGTTTCTGATATTAAAAGATTTCAAAGTTATGTAGATATTACTGATAAAGTCTTTAAAAAAAGAGGAAAAAGTACTGAAATACAAAAAAGTCCATTAGACGAGAACATAAGTATCTCTACATTGAACCCTGTCATTGGAAATAGTGGATCAAATAATAAAATTAAAGTAGTAATAACTCCTAAAACAGTAACTCCTATAACAGCAACCGAAGTTTCAGCTGTAGTTGCAAATCCAATTTCATCTATTATAATAGCGCCAACAGTGACTTCAGTTACTGTTTCAGTTGTAAATCCAATTTCATCTATAACAACAGCAACTACAACTCTAGTTCCTATAGCACAAACCCCTAACCCTAACCCTAATCCTAATCCTAACCCTAACCCTAACCCTAACCTGAACCCAAACCCTACCCAATTAAAACCTAAAAAATTTAACTATGATGAAATCATGAAAAAAATAATTGGTATGATGAACAGTATTATTGTATCAGATGATCCTATGGAGTGTCACTGGATTTTGAATAATAAAAGACAGAGAGAAGGGATAAAAATACTGGGAGTTCAAAAACCTATTACACGTTGGCTATATGCTTGTAAAGAAAAAATAGATCCTAGAATTGATACTATTAAAATGAAAAGACTATGTAATAATGATGCATGTGTAGCCCTAGAACATCATTTAAAAAGTAATGTGAACATATATATTGATAAGGATGGAAAAGAACAATGGGAATGGAATATCATCGAACAAAATATTTATGCGGATACATATATATTAGAAGATAATGTTTACGGAAACCATAGAATATGGAAATATCCATCTGATAAAGCGTTTTATAAACGTACTTATAATTATATAGAAAAACCAGTAAATCAATGGTTATATTTATGTAATACAGAACAAGATCCCAGTAAGACTAATCTAATTATGAAACATTTATGTCCAGTTAAGGATTGTATAGATCCTTTACATTGGATAGATAAAAAAGATTCTGATGCTGTTTTCCTTCTTGCTGAAGAGAGAATAAGAAAATATTCACAGAAAGATTTGGATACTGGATGTCTATTATGGACAGGTTTTATTGATAAGTACTCTGGATATGGTCAATCTAATTTTAACGGTAAAAACAAAGCAGCGCATATAATGGCTTTTCTAGTGTACAATAATATAATGAAATTAGAAAAAGGTGTATTAGTTAGACACAAATGTCGAAATAAACATTGTATTGAGAAATCACATTTAGAAAAAGGTGATAAAGATGATAATGCAAGAGACAAAAAAAGAGATAATACATGCATAGAAGGTGAAAAATCACCTGGATCTAAATTAACATCCGAACAAGTATTAGAAATAGTTAGTCAAAAGGATCAACCATTATCAACTTTAGCAAGTAAATATGGAGTACATAAGAAAACAATAAACGCAATTTTAACTGGGAAAAATTGGTCACATATTACAAATATATTTTCATTAAATATAAGAGCTCCAAGACATTATGGGTACGTAAATGAAAATACATCTAAAGAGTTTTTTTCATATCATTATCAAAATCTTAAAAACAAGATGAAAATAGAAATAGATAGTGAGGGTTCACACTGGATATGGACCGGAACACTAAATAGACGCGGGTATGGTGTGACCCATATGGCTGGTCGTAGTTTGACGGCTCATAAAGTGTCATGGATCATTCATAATGAAAAGGAAGTACCAGAAGGAATGGTAGTAAGACATAAATGCAAACATAAGAATTGTTTTGCTATTAGTCACCTCGAAATAGGAACACCAAAACAAAATTCAATGGATCGTACAAGAGACAATACACATAGAAAACATGCTACAATAACAGAAGATCAAGTAGTTCAGATTCTTACCAGACTTTTTATAAAAAAGCAATCAAATATTTCAATAGTTAGAGAAATGAATGTTTCTAGAGATATTGTTTCTAGTATAAAAACTGGTCGCTCATGGAATGATATAAGAGAAAAATTCATAAAAGATCAGGTGATTATTATGAGTAACAATGATAATAATGTTAATAGTAATAAGGATGATAACAATGATAATAATGATAATCACGATAATAGTGATAATGACATTAACGCTGATTGTGACACTAACGGTGATAGTGACACTAATAATGATAGTGACAGTGACAGTGACAGTGATATAGACGAATTTGATTGTATTTATGAACAATTTGAACCAGACATAATCTATGATGACAGTGATTAAAATATATGATTTAATAGAAAGCTATTATATCTTTTTTTACTTTGATATATCAAAGTAAAAAAAGATATATATGATAAGATATTTTTACTTTTACACATATAATCCAATATCAACACCCATGCTGGAAATTTCATGTAATAATAGCTTGAATGCATATGGGATTTGTATTTCCACAACCTCATCTCTAGAAAGCATTTCACCATTGTACATATAGAAATCTTTATCTGGATTAGCCATAACGATTGCCTTATGTTTCTTTGAAACATAGACTCTAAAAATATCTGAGAAGTCTACTAAGCGTTCTTTGAGGAAGAATGCAGTCCCATGACTTAAAATTGCGTCCCTTTCCATCTCCCCTAAACGCAAACCACCGTCTCTCGATCGTCCTTCTTGTGGCTGTCGGGTTAAGAGGGTGACAGGACCGCGATCGCGTGCATGCATTTTGTCATCAACCATGTGTTTAAGTCGTTGGTAATAGGTTGGAGTGATAAAGATGGCGTTATTGATTTGTTCGCCGGTGCGTGGGTCGTACATAATTTCGTCGCAGTCTTTGTTTAATCCGTAGCTGGTAAGTTGTTCTTCACATCCTTCTCTATCATAGATAACGAAACTGCTACCATCAACATATTCGCCGGTCATACAAGCTAGTTTAGCTGCTTGACTCTCAATAATCTGACTAATCGTCATACGCGAAGGAACGGCGTGTGGATTCATAATAAGATCGGGTTTTAAACCGGAACTAGAAAATGGCATATCTGCTTGATTATAAATCATACCGCATGTTCCTTTTTGTGCGGATCTGCTGTTGCCAGTCCATACGGCAATACCATTTCTTCTAACATAAAAGATTCCAGTTGGAACCGTAATACAATAAACTTTTCCATCGAAGTTTTTAATAATCTGGTCATGCCTACCATCAACATGACTATGATTTACTTGTGGTTGATTCTTTGAACGTACGATAGTCACGACAAGAGCATCTGCATTCGTAGTAGCAATACGATTATTAATGAAAAATGAGGTTCCTGCATCACCTCGTTTCTTAACATTACCAGACCAACCAGCATGTAATGCTAGGCGCTGAACATCATCGGCTAATAATTTAGAACTTGTATAATATTGATAGCAATTACCAGAAGTCTTATATCCATCACCTAACATTAAACCTTCGATCAATCCTTGAGAATGTTTAGGTGAAAGATCCCAAACCCAATCAGGTAATGATTTATTGATAGCTCCAACACTTAGATCGCGTAGATAGTTAAGTAATGGTCTATTATGAGTTTCGAATTTTTTAGATTTGTCATAGAAATTAAATCCGAGATTATATTTCTTATTAATAGCATTAATAGCATCTTGAACACGTGGTTTATTGCCAGCCAGGGCAACCTTGCCACATGTAATATTATCTTTATTTGGTGTAGCCCATCCTTCAGCGATCCATATACCGAAAAAGGTGACCCAATCATCCATGTCGACAATGATTGGTGGATAACCAGGGTTGTTAAGAATTGGAACACCTGGAATTTCAAAATGTGTTCCAGGATTTACTGGCTTATATATACCATCCTTTTTGTAATTAACACGTTTATTAAGAATATCTTCAGCTTGAATTAGCTCATATTTTTTCTGATCGCGCTTGCATACATACATTTTATGACATAATGTTGTAAAAAGATCTACCTGTTGAGATTTTACCTCATACATATCTCCTTTATGGTCATATACCATCGTGTTAGTAGGATGTTCATAGCTAAAAGTATTCGTAGTAGGATCTAATGTTGCAACTTTATCGTGAATCGTAACTTTGTCGACACTCTTCCATCCGTCACTGCATAATACGTCATGACAGCTGGTCAAGCACGCAAATTTATCCCCTATTATCGGCTTGCGAAGATGTGTGACTCTAACTTTTGCGAGTGTCTCTCCATCGGCGTTAGTTAGACCATGGGTCTTGCCATTCAATACTTTATCGACGGTACCATACTCTGTCTTTTTAATATCTTTGCTGATATCTTTATAGATTTCGCCGTTTTTAGATTTCTTTTGCTCTTCTGGTGTTAGTTCGATCGTTTTTCCAATAATGATATCGCCGCCTTCGACTACCGATCCAATCTTTGCAAGACCACTCTCATCTAGATTTGCGTATGAATCAGGAAAGCCGGGACGGATATCTTTCGTAGTTTGATTATCTGGTTTCATAAATTGTTCTTGACCACCAAGACTCGTCTTGCCTCGTAATGCATTCGCAGCCTTCTTTGATTCTTTATCTTTATGTGTCTTGGATGCAAGAGTATTAAAACGGCCACGATCAAGACCAGATCCGTCTAACATTACTGAATCTTCTTGATTGTAACCAGTATAGTTCATAATTGCAACGATAATTTGCTGACCTGTTGGTAACTTGTCAAAACCAACTAGTTCCATCGTTCTTGGGTTGACGAGCGGTCTCTGAACATTCAAGAGGACGTAACCATTTGTATCATAACGACTATTATAATTGGTTGTATGAATTCCAAGAGCTTGCTTTCCCATCGACGCCTGGTAGCAATTGCGCGGACTGGGGTTGTGATCGGAGAAGGGTGTCATCTGGGAGATCACGCCTAACATACAAATGGGGTGTAGTTCGAGATAGTTGTATCTGTACCATTCTTTGTTTTGTTTTCCGTTAACTTTTGCTGACAATGAGTATGAGTCGATGGCGATCATTGCCATAGAGATTTCGGTCGTATCGAGATATTCGATTACGCCGCCTTTTAAGAGTCTATCGTTGTATTCATCTGTTGTAAGACTGTTAGACCCGTTAGGCTTGCAATAATTGCTGGTAAGACCAGTTCCAGTGACTAAACTATGCCATTTAGTCTTTTGTTTAACGAGGTTTTCGCCAATATCTTTCCATTTTCTGGCGATTAAGGGTTCGAATAATCCGGTCTTTTTATTTTCTTCTACGATATAGAATGGGCGGCAGTATCTACCACCATCAGTTAAGACATGTAACTCTTTAAGATCGATGTTCCAGCTAATCGAAGTGTGAATATCGAGAGTACCATCACGTTTTAAGAGTTTTAATTCTTGATATACAGAAGAAGCGATTTCTTGCTTTAGGATACCATAGAAATGACCATTAACGAAGACCTTAATGGCCGTCTTAAGCTCACCGACCCAGACTTCTTCTAACAGTCTAATCCCAAGATCATTCAGACAAGCATAGATAGGAGCAGAGCTTGTTGGAATCGTAATATTAACGGATAGTGCGAGATTCTTGACAACACCAACTTGTTCACCTTCTGGGGTTTCGTTGGGGCAGATAAGACCGAATTGGGTAGGGTGTAATTTACGAGGAGGGACTAGCTTAGAACCGGTAGAATCGAGTGGTGACATAACACGACGTAAATGTGATAATGCTGAATATGGTGTCATACGTTGTAAGACTTGTGCAACACCTTTGTCGGCGCTGCTAGTGCTACCAGATTTCGAGGTCGCCCAATTTCCAGTAGATAATGCGAATTTAAGGGCCGTCTCGATAGTGCAGCTCTGAATATCTTTACGTAAGCCGCGATTAGGTTCGCAGGTCTGTTGTTTTTGGATATTCTGTCTAATCTTGTTATTGAGTCGTTTAAGGTTAGGTGAGAAGATCTTAGCAAGTAAGGCGCCAGTGGTGTTTGCTCGTTTAAAATCATAATGATCGCGATCGTTATAGGGTTGCATACCGAGATGGCATTCGAGCAAACGTCTAATCATATGACCGAGATAGAAGGCCTTCTTGCGATTATTAGGTTCACCGTTGGGTGGGTTCATATGTGGAAGGAATTCTTTATCGAGGATATTCTTAGCGAAGATGAGTCTGGCTTTTCGTTTCTCTTCTGGATTGCTGATAAAATCTACTTTATAGTTAATATTCTTGGGATGTGCAATATAATGTAAGGCTTCTTCCTGTGTACGAATGCTGATAAATTGTGCAGGATTATCGAGATCTTTAACGGCGTTAGCTTCTTCGGCAGAGGGTAAGAGTAGATTAGCGATATTCATGTCGGATTGTGATGGATTGTCGACATTATATAGGATAAATTCCATGATAGCTTTATCTGAGACGATACCTAAGGCGCGAAAAGCGACGAATAAAGGGATATCGTTACGAACATAGCGAATCTTAACTGAGATTGTTTGACCAACGCGGTTGCTGTCTTTCTTGGTTTGTAAGAAGGCGCTGGTTTCGTGAATGGGGAAGAAGCGTTGATCGATAGTCGATTTAACTTCGACTTTATCGGTATAGGTGGTAATAGAGCCTTTAGTGGGATAGACTAAGATGGTATTTTCGCGAGGACGTTCAAAAGCGATTACGACTTTCTCAGTACCATTAACGATAAAATAGCCACCTTCATCATCTTCTGATTCACCAAGCTCGGCACGCATTTTAGGGCTAAGATTTTTAAGATAGCAGTATTTGGATCCAAGCATGATGGGAATCTTGGCTAAGGGAACTTTCTCTTCGATATCGTGATTGCAGCTGACATAATTGCCTTCTCTCCATTGAAACCATTCTTGATGAACATCAACATAGAGAGTTGCAGCATAGGTTAAATCGCGTTGTCTGGCCATGCTGGGTAAGAGTCTTTTAATGCCGTTGGCTTTATCTTCGATTAAGGGAGGGCTAATAAATATTTCTTTAAATGAGATAATGCAACGATATTCGTGGTAACCGAGTTGACCGCTAGGAGTAGGTTGATCTTTATAATTTTTATTGATGATTATGGGACTGTTATTGGCTATGATGAGTGGAATTGTATCAATAAAATTATCGAAAGATTCGATTTGGTGTTTAATCCAGAATTGTGATTGTCGAGTCATAGAGCGCATAACATCCCAAGTATCTTTCTCCCATTTGAAATGAGAGGTTGGATCCCATTTAATCTGTGTTGGATCGACAGAAATACTATTAGGATCGGTAGGATCGAAAGCAGGATTCTGAATAGCAGTGCTCATACTTTTATCTAAAGTTATAGGTAGAAAAGAAAAAAGAAAGTTATATCAATTTTTTATTTTTATTAATAATTAATAATATAAATATTATTAATAGGATTTTTTATTAGTAGTAATAAAAAGGTCTTAGTCTTTATTTATTACCTAAAAGGCTAAATTAGAATTACTAATAAAAAAGAGTAATTTAATAATAAATTTACTATAAATTTATTACTAAATAAGTAATAAAAGAATCTTTTTATTATTAAATAAGTAATAAAAAGAGCAATTTTATTATTAAATTAGTAATAAAGAGAGTAATTTCTAATAAAATTTATTAATTTATTCTTTTTTTTTATACTTTTTTATTACTAAAGAAGTAATAAA